CTGCTGCTGATACCCTTTGATTCATAAAGGGAGCAAGATGTTCTGCAACACCAATTGGGCCAACTCCGGGGCCACCGCCACCATGAGGAATACAGAATGTCTTATGCAAATTCATATGACATACATCTGCACCATAATTACATGGTTTCGCAAGTCCAACTTGTGCATTTAAGTTCGCACCATCAAGATATACCTGACCACCATTCTCATGTATGATCTTACATATATCTTTAATATTAGTTTCAAATACACCATGAGTTGATGGATAAGTGATCATCAAACAAGACAATTCAAAAGTATTCATAATTGCTTGTTTTGTCAAATCGTTGATATCTATATTTCCATCCTCATCACATTTTATTGGAACAATCTTCATACCTGCCATCACTGCTGATGCAGGGTTAGTTCCATGAGCACTCTCTGGAATAAGACAAACATTCCTTTTCTTATCACCATTACTTCTATGATAGTCTTGTATCGCTAATAAGCCTGCATACTCACCCTGTGATCCTGCATTTGGTTGAAGAGATACATCAAAGAATCCTGTGATGTTACACAACCAATCTTTTAAATTTTGTATAACTTCTTGATATCCCATTGTCTGATCTCTGGGAGTGAATGGATGCAAATTAGAAAATTCTGGCCAAGAGACTGGCATCAATTCTGATGCTGCATTGAGTTTCATTGTACAACTACCAAGTGGCATCATACCATTTACTAAAGAAAAATCCTTTGAAACTAACTCATTAATATATCTCATCATATTAGTCTCACTTTGATACTTAGTAAATACATCTTGCTGTAACCAAGGTTTGGTTCTTTCTGGAATATTCATCCACTTATAATCTACAATATAATCCCATGCCTGTATAATTGTATCTTTATGAGCAGTATAATCTTTCTGTGAATTTATGATATCAAATAGGGTATCGAAATCAGATAGTTCATCAAGTGATAGTGTTATATACCCATCTTCATAATGAACATTATATCCTGATATAAGTTTATTTGATTTCCATCTGACAGTATCAAATCCCTCAGTTTCATCTACTTCAAATCCATTCCATCTTAAAAGACATACAAGGGTCTGACGTAGTAATCTTATTCTTCTTGCTATTGCCTTCAATCCTTTTGCACCATGATATGCAGCATAGAAACCTGCCATGTTTGCAAGTAATGCCTGTGCTGTGCAGATATTACTTGTTGCCTTATCTCTACGAATATGCTGCTCTCTAGTTTGTAATGCTAATCTTAATGCAGGATTTCCTTGACTATCCTTAGATTGTCCTACGATTCTTCCGGGAATCTTTCTCTTATGTTTATCTGAGATTGCAAAGAATGCTGCATGTGGCCCACCATATCCCATCGGCACACCAAATCTTTGCATACTACCAACTGCGATATCAAATCCCCATTCTGCTACAGGTTGCATTAATACCTGACACATTGGATCTACAATTGCAATCTTCATGCACTTATAAACATCAGCAACACGATTAAGTGCGTCTGGATATCTTAACTTACCATGACGATTAGGTAACTGAACTAATACACCAAATGATTCTTCAAAATGTTCTAATGGGATTGTTTCAGTGTAATCAACTGAAATAATTTTAATATCTAATGGTTCTGCTCTTGTTTTTAAAACTTCTAATGTTTGGGGAAATATTTCACTATCAACTATAAATGATTTCTTTTTACTTTGTCCATGAGCAAGTAACATTGCCTCTGCTGCTGCAGTGCCTTCATCTAATAATGATGCATTTGCAACTGGCAAACCAGTAAGTTCTGTAATCAGTGTTTGATAATTGAATAATGCTTCTAATCTACCTTGAGATATTTCTGCCTGATATGGTGTATAAGATGTATACCATGCAGGATTTTCAAATACATTTCTCAGTATTACTGGAGGTGTAATTGTTCCATAATATCCTTGACCAATTAAATTTTTTCTTAAAATATTTTTACTTGCAATATTTTTTAATTCAGTAAGTGCTTGATGTTCACTACAACCTTTAGGTAACTTATTGTCTCCACGAAGTAATATTGAATCGGGAACAACTTCTCTTACCAGTTCATCTAAACTAGAAAGACCCAAATCCTCTAGCATTTGAGTCTGTTCTTCTTCTGATGGGCCTATGTGTCTTTTTAGAAATTCGCTCATTAAATACCTTGATCTTTTTGTCTGTTAAAAAAGTCTTGCATTGATGATTGCATCTGACCTGTATTTTCTTTTGGATCTAATTTATTATAACCCTTTGCCTTTTTCCAATTACTATAAAGTGCTTGAAGATGCCATGATTGTGATAAATTTTTAGGGCCATTTTCAAGTAAGTCAAGTTCCATTTTGTTTCTGGTGTAGGATTTGTATTCCTCCCTCCAGTTAGAATCATCGTAAAGTGGTGTTGTCATTTGTTGTAAGCGAAAGTTTTACCTTTGATTTGAGATTGTCCCTCTGGGTTTTTACCTTGTGGTTGGAATTTACCTACACCTATTCCTTTTGTTTTTGGGCCAAGTCCACCCTTTCTTGTTGCTGATAGTGTACCACGCTTCTTAGTTGATGTCAATACGGAGTCCTGTCCATATTTCTTACCTAACTTTTTAACTTCTTTTTTAAACTTTCTCTTACCCATCTTACCACTATCTATTACATGACTCCTTTCTTTTACCTTAGTTTTTTTACCAGTATTTTCATCCTTTTCAATATATGATCCAGTTACCTTTGTAGCACCTCTTTTAAATTTACCACGAATATCTTTATCTAATTGTTTTGCCCTTGCACGATTTTCTTTCGCAGAGAGTTTAGCTCTGGATGCAGACATAACAGCAATACCACCTTTATCTGATTTACTTTTTATTCTACTAAGACTACTCTCGTCTAAGAACTCCTTAAATGTCTTCATCCTTCGCACTAATTTTTAAGTATTTATTATCGAATGATTTGTATGTCCTCATCCTCTGTCCATAATTCTACATTATTTCGGAATCTACCCTCTGCTTTTAACTTATCATATCTCTTACCTGCTTTCTTTTTCCACCATGCAATAATGTTTTCAAGATAAAACTTATCCCAGTTCTGACCACGAACTAATTTATCTTGCTCACCATTAATTACTTCACGAACATTACCATAACCATAATCAGATATGTATGCTCTCTTTTGTTGAGTAAGACTAAATGCCATTTGAATGACAGAATTAAATTTATTTAATTTATCTTTATCCTGTAAACTATTTCTAATAATTGATATCATCTTAGTTTGTCTCTTCATTTTTTTAGATGATGCACGATTCTCAGTGAGTGGTTGATTATCATTCCACTCTGTAAATGCATTATGAAGTTCATGAAACTTCTCTCTATGAAGCAATGGTAAAAACTTACTATCTGTCAATCCCTTGTATCTGATAAAAGGTTTTAATCCATCATATTGAGATGCACTTGTGGTTGAACCATACAAAGATGTTGTTTCAAACAATGCAATATCTTTTTCAAATACTTTAGATACTTGTTCTCTAGCATAATGAGATACACACATCAATGCTAAAAGTTTACCACCAAGATAATTAAATCCAAAAGGCTGTGAAGGAACAATAGCAAATCCCATAACAGCATGACGATTAAATCTAGAAAGATCAGGTGCTTTTCCTAACCAAATATTTCTAGGTTTAGAATTTATAGTTGGAGATCCAAAACGAATGAATCCAATAATCTTTTTTGTATTCTTTTCATATACCATCCAACGCAATTCTCTTCCGGGAATATTATGTTCAATTACATGAGATGATGTTGCTGTCAAATATTTTATATAAATGTCTTGACTAATACTATCTTGAAATCTATCTCCTACAAACTTTACCTCAAAATCCATATCATGTGGATGTATATCTTCATTCAAGAATGCATCCTTATCAGAAATACCGGGAATAACTGCCATGCTTGATACTGCCTGACCCTTTGCATAACGCAAATAATCTTCAATCGAACTAAAGTTCTGAAAATAATCTATAAACTTGTCAGCAGCCCATTCTGCCTTGCTTTCATCAACAACATTAATCGTCATGGTCATCCCAAGGATCTCTCAAATTTTCATTGGCAAAGAATCCCTTATAGATTCCGAAACCAGTGAGTAATATCATCATTATAGCAATAGAAATGACAGTTGTATACTCTGGTGGATATGAAGCATGTGGTATCATAATGGCATAATACCATATGGGTTTCTTTTTTGCTCTAGTAATTCTAGTTCCATTTTGATCTCAATTATTTCAGTAAGATCTCCAACAGATTCTGACATCTTACGATATCCATTTCCAACATAGATTTGACCTGCCATAACTGCGATAGTTGCAGCACCCCAAAAGATGTAATACCTACTTGATTTCACTTGATGTTTTAATTTTGTATAAGATTTAGTCATTTTGATCTTGATGCGGATAATAAACCTCAACATATGAGTTACATCGAGGACATGATAAATTTGTTACCATACTATACTCTGCTTCATCAAAATCGTCAAGATCATGATCACCTCCCCAAATTAGTTCGGTATTACAGTGCCAACAATTCATTCTATAATATCCTCTAATTTGTATAATGAAATAAATTCTATATTATTATTTTCCCATACCTTATGATTCTCCTGACGATCAACAATTGCAATAACACGATTTACAATATAACCTGCGTCACGCAAAACATTTACTGCTTTAATCGCACTACTACCTGTAGTAGTTACATCTTCTAATACTGTAACGATAGATCCTTTGGGTGGCTTGTTACCTTCAATAACTTCTTTTGTACCATAACCTTTTGGATTCTTCCTCACAATAAGGGCATCAATATGCTTACCTGAGTAATATGCTTTCTGTGCGATACCACATACTAAAGGATCAGCTCCAAGTGTAAGACCTCCAACTGCAGCAGAATTATCTTCAACATGTTCTATCATTAGATGAGAGCATAATGCATTTCCCTCACAAGATAAAGTTACAGGTTTACAATTAATGTAATGCTCAGATTCTTTACCTGATGATAAAGTAAAATTACCTTTCTTGTATGCTCTTTCTTTCAGAAGATGTAGTAATGTTTTTCTATGTGTTTCCATTAGAGTATAAGTTTCTTAGTTGGTTTTGAAATCTTACCATACATTGAATTATATTGTTCAATAATATCTGGTTGAGGATCAGTTGTATAAACAATATACTTTGAAGTGATTTCAATTTCACCCTTTTGAGATAAAGGAGACCAAGGTGCAAATGCAATTTGTCCTTGCTGCTGAGATGGTACTGCCACAATTGGATCAGTGATTGTTATTGAACTAGCTTGATCTTTAATCAGGTCAGCGATTACATCTTCACCAGACCACATACGAATAAGTTTTACAGTCATTTAAAATTACCTATCACATATAAGTATACCACATAACCAGAAAAAATGCCACTTATGAATAATAATATTCCAAGAACACCAAAAAAATTAAGTTTGAATGGTTTTTTCTTCTTCATTTAACTTCTCAACTAACTCATCACAACAATAGAATATATTCTTGTAGTTTTGTTCTTTACCCCTGTATACCTTAAAGTATTTCATAAGGATAGGTAGAATGTCTGCTTCCTTCATTTAAACTCACACTCCACCATAAGTTCAGTTAAACATGCAAGCATATTTATTTCCTGATCTGCAACAAATGCTACTTGGAATTGATATTTAGCAAGAACAAGAACAGCAGCAGGAATGGAACTAACAACCAAGGTCTCATACAGACTATCGTAAATACGACGGAAAAGCAAAGTAGTATCATTATCCATGTTGGTATTAACCCACTTACGGACTTCAGAAAAGTTTTTTTCTTTGAGATTCTTGGTGAGATCATTGATTGAAATATCTGAAAAGGACGCTAATATGCCAGAGTCTATTTCACCTCCGACGGAGTATCTTTGACACTCATTTAACACTCTCCTCCAATCAGGAAAATGTTTATTTATTAATTCAATTATAACTTTCTTATCATACTTAATTCTTTCTAATTCTAATATCTCAATTATTCTCTGAAAGAATCCTGCTGCTATTGTTGGTTTGTCTTTTTTGTTAACATTGAAGTCAATAACAGAACACCTACTATGTAAAGGGTCGATAATTTTGTTTTTGTAATTACAGGTAAAGATAAACCTGCAGTTTCTGGAGAACTCCTCAATACTCGCTCTGAGAAGGAGCTGTACGTCGGAAGTGGTATTGTCTGCTTCGTCAATGATAATGACTTTATGTTTCGACTCGCTTGTAAGAGAGACGGTAGATGCGAAGTTCTTCGCGTTGTTCCGAACAGTGTCGAGAAACCTTCCTTCATCCGATCCATTAATGACATAAAAATCTGCTCCAAGTTGATTACATAATGCTTTTGCAACTGTTGTTTTTCCTATACCGGGTGGGCCTGATAACAACATGTTTGGTATCTCGCCACTGGATAGAAAATCCCTAAAAGTCTTCTTAATACCATCAGGGAGAATACATTCTTCAATTGTTTTGGGTCTGTATTTTTCAACCCATATAAAATCACTCATTAACTAAAACCCTTAGATTTTTTCTTTGTCTTTGGTTTATCGAGAACCTCAATAACGGTTCCTTCAAAGAAAGGTGAACGACAGTTGTTCCACCAATACTCTTGAACCTCCTGCCATGATTCTACCACAAAAGATTTACTTGTGCAAACTATCTTATAATGATGTCTATCATAAGGTTTGTTGGATGTCTGTTCAAAAAATTGAGGATCTTCTTTTTCAATCAATTTAGTCATGATATTCTTTTCTAATCATGGTTTTATTTTTAATAATTATCTGATTATTTTCGTAGTCAGGAACAAACTCTAATACATCACTATTCTCCCACATGAGTTCTTCATACAACATATTGAGTTGTCGCATGTCTTCATACAAGTCTGTTGGTTCTTCTTGATTGTCTTCAAACATTGTTATCCACCCAGTCTGGTTTGCGGTCAGGTATGCGAAGATAATTGTCCTTTACCCAAGGTTTGGATGCAATGTATCTTTTATACTTGGTTAGAGTATCTATACTTGAATCATACTTAAATTCGTCAGGGCCTGCGAATGCAAACTCTGTTACATCTCTATGAATTGACAAATCTTTGTTTGTTTTTTCATTGAAGACTTGTCTTGCTTCTTGGAGTGTGTTTGAGCAAGAGTGAACCTTACCATATCTCTTGTAATATTCATAACACAAAGCAACTCCATGTGCTAGTAACCATGCGGTTTTTGAGATATCTTCGGCAGCCCATACTGTGCATGGGTGTCCACGAAATGCACCCTTCTTAGTATTATAAGGTGATCCATCTTTCTTATGGAGCAATTCATCTCCCCAATTAAAATACCACTTGGAATAGACGACAGCCAACATCTGACAAGTCTCAAGTGGCATCTTTACAATGTGTTTATCTGGTAACACTTCAGCCGATTTGTAAGGGCAGTGTTCGGTCACGAATACGTTCATAATGTAGGTTTACCTTTCCTCTACACTATATTCTATCTCTAATACTTTACTCTGTCTACCCATACTGTTACACCTTGTCAACTGGCACATAGTACCACCTAATTCATCTACAAGCACTTCTATTTGTTGTATGATTTGTTCTTGTAGTTCTTCTTCACTCATCTTTTATAAACTCCTTCTTTTCATAATCAAATCTAGGATGTGGTTGTGCAGGTTCCCAAGGATTCTTAGATGAATTCTTGATAACGATAAACTTATCCTTTGCAAAAGTTCCTGCAATCTGTACTTCAATATCATCACCATCTTTCCAGTTTATTTCCCCCTTAAGATTTGTATGAAGCATGGCCTCTTGTATCTTATCAATGAGTTCTTGTGTTAGTTTCATTTTTTGTTTTTCTTTCTGCTGTAAGATTTTTTACGTGTCTTTTTAAATGCTCCAAATTGTGCAAGTAAGTAAATTGTTAGTGCTGTCCAAAACACAACTTCTAATCCTATATTATTCATTATTAAATATTCCGTAGGGTGTTAAATCATATTTAACATTAGCAATGCCTTCATGTTTAACTTTAATAGGATTTCCTATCTTTGCTAAAATATCAGCAGGTATTTTCTTTTTAGTTATGTCATAGGGTATGGGTGCATTTGATACACATACCCTCACACATTCCCATTCTTCCTCTGTGAGATTATACATTAACCAAATGTTGAATCAGGTTCTAATGCAATAAAGTATGTAAGATTTAACTTACTATTACTAAACTTAGATAATAGTTTAGATGATACTACAACATCATAAGATCCGGGAATAATTCTTATATTCTCTACTTTGAAGTTGAATGAAAAATCTTTATCTGTTTCTCCTACAGTGACAGCAAATTCGTTTGATGTATCATTCTTCTTATCACGAACAACTAACTTGATTTCACCATTCTTACCAACAGCAGATAAATCTGGTAATTGATAAACTGCAGCAGCCTTAAGCATCTTCTCAAGAGTAACACTCTCAAGTTGAAAACATGCATCCTGTGATGGTAAACTTATTTCTTTCTCAGGTGGTGCAATAATAACCTGTGGATCTGCAAAGAAATATTTTACCTTTCTTCTACCTTCACTAATAGTAAGATATGTTTCTTCAGAGAAATCAAGATCAGGATCTTGATGTAAACTCAATCCATTCAAAAACTGATTGAGATCATAGATCGCAACGTCTCTTGGAAAATCCTCTGGTATCTCTGCTTCAGCAAGAATATTCTTTGCAACAGAGATAGTACGTAATTGATTACCCTGCTTTACAAGAATAGAATTGTTGATACCTGCAAAGTTCTTTAGGATGTTAACAGTGTTGTCACTTAGATTCATAGCTTCAATCATTTAAGGCATTTGTTCAAAATTTCCAGATGGCATAGATGGTGTTCCATAATGCTCATCAAAGTGTAATAATAGCATAGCATAATGTATGACTTTCATCAAGTCCTTCTTATTCTTTCCGTCTTTGTTTCCATACCTACTTCCATACTTCAGTATGTTTGCTTGACAAAAACCTGATGCAAGTTCCTTTGATGCCATCAAATCTATTGTCTGAACATTACGAAACTCATGAGATTTTCCTGTGTAATGTCCTTGATATGTTCCTGATACATAATCTCTTATATCATTTAAAATTTCTTCTTCATGATATTTAAAATAGTGTGCCATTGGTTCCTCTGTTTCTTTAAAAAAATGATGTAAATATTGATCATCTATATCTGACATATAATCAGCAGAGTCAGTGTAATAATCAATTTCATAATCAAGACCGTCAAAATCATATGCAGTATTACCTGCTCCGATTTTAGTGTCGATAATAGGATATTCTTCGTCCATAGTTCCGTTCAAAGCCTCCCACGCTAAACTCCATGCATTAACCATATGTGAAAAGAAAACCATTTACTAAACTCTCTGCTTTTTCTTTGCCAAACTTACCACTCAGATAACCTGATACTGGGTCTAGTTTGGTCATATAAGCATCAAAGTCTTTGTAGACGGAAGTGTCTACTCCAGTTGGTTTCTCTAATTCTAACATTTCCTTGTACTTTGTCAAGTATGTCTTAAACATGTCTAGATGTTCATCCACTTCATCCATTGTACATTTGGCAATATAAACATTTTCTGAGAAATGATTTCCGGGCTCAAAGAATCGATAGTCTCCATCACTCTTAGGAAGACCATCAACTGAGAACAAATAATTCTCTACAGGATGTTGGAAGTCAAAGACAATAATGACCTTCTTGTCAAAAAATCCCATAAGATCCATACCAAAACATGGAAGATTACTGCCTGTTTTAGGATAGATGATGTTGTTGTATATGCTAGA